ACCAAGACTATCTAAATTTAAAAACATGAAAAAAGCAGTGGATCAACGTGATTGGTTTGAAGCTGCATACGAAATGACTAACTCTAGGTGGTATAAACAAGTGCCAAATAGGGCAGGTCGTTTAGTGGTACGTATGCAAAACGTACAGACGTAAAGATATTATTTGGTTACAATCATACAGCAGGGGTGCGTTACCCCTACTGTACGGCTCTTAAATCAAGAGTTTTTTTGCAAAGTTTTTAAATATTGCTCGTGTCTGTGCCAAGCAGCATCTTCATGTAGATTTGCCATGCCATCTTGGTAATCTTTTTCTTCTTGCTCTAGCAAAACTGCATCACGAACATCTTCAGCATTAAAATCTTTTGGTTTGTGTACATTTAAATACCTAACTAGTTGCCCACGACCTGCTCTACCTTTTCTGGTAGTGCCATCTGTGTATATATGTCCTTTCATTTCTAGTTGTTTGTATCTTGGTGTGATGCTACCCTCTCGGTATTGGGGATTACTTTTGCTTTGGTGCAAGTAATCCCATACCTCGTCGTGTGTAGCACCATTCTTGCCATGTGCTTTGATTGCATCTAGTACGATACGTTCTAGTCTGTTAGTGTCCATGCTTTGTGCAGCCTCATGTGAGGTTCTTGGATCTGTGTTTCTAGCTTTGCCTATCATTGTTATCTCCTATTAAAATGGTATTTCGACGTCATCATCTATATGAACGTCTGTTGTTTGACTGTTACTGAATCCGTCAGTACGTGGTGTTGAGTCACCAACACGACAAGACAAGAACTTAGTACTGCCATCTTTCGATACAGTTTTCCAAGCAGCTATCCTACGTTTCTCTTGACCATTAAATTGTACTGGCCCTGAGAAGTCAGGTGCTTTCTCGTTTGTCTTTTCGTTCTCGTACATAGTACCAACCTTTTGATATACATCTCGTGCAATTTTACCATCAGGCAATGCTGATTTAATTACAACTATTCTGTATTCATTTCGGCTGCTATCCATCTTGCCTTGCACAAGCAGACTTTCATCTGCTCGTGGTTTGAATAGGCTACCTCTGTCTGTGTTATCATAGTCCATCGTCATGTTCTCCTTGTGATGATTTAATGTTTCCAGTTTTGATTGAAGGCTTGCTTGCCAAGTTACCATCGTCATCTTCAGATGGTAATCCGTACACACTCTGCAAAGTGTATCTCTTTAAGTACGTTATCGCTGCTCCCAGTTTTTGTGGATTCTGTAGTGAAGCAGGTTGTAATATAATAGGACACTCTGATACATATGTATTGTCATCATTTATTTGATGAACAGTAGTACGTACTGCAGGTACTGGCACTTCATGTTCTCCATGAAATACGTATGTAATTTCTTGAGTAAAGTACAAACCAAATTGATTACCTTGATTTACTGCTTCTATTACAGCTTCCAAAGTAGCATAGTTACTATGAAAGTGTGGGTTCTTACCATCTTTGTTTGCACTGATGGATAGTTTTTGAAACTCATGCATAGCAGTTTTTAAGTTGTACTCTTTACTTGGAACTGCTTTCTTGATATTAGTTTTATTGTCTGTCATGTCGACCTCCAGATGTTATAGATAATAAAGGGTAAGTAGGGATCGGCTTACCCTTTTTTAGTTACACGTACCGATCCACGTTTGTCTCTCTTTACTGCGATCAGATCATTGTATACCTCCCTTTCATTCGGTCTGATCTCTTCTCTCAAGGCTTTCTTTGCAGCCTCAAATGTTTTTGCAGCATCTTCATGTTGCAAATATTGTTGTGTATATTCTGTAAAGCTATTGCTTTGTGATGCATCTCGTGCAGTCATCTTGTTGATAGGAACACTATCAATGTATGAAGATGTATTACGTCTGAGTACATCATTATTATAATTAGCATCATCAGGTTCTGTGTTGTGAATTATATGTTCCCAAAACAATTTGATTTGATCTTGCATATTACTTAGATATTCTTCTGATGGATATACCTCTACTGCTTTCCATTGATTACCAAATATAACCGAGAATACCATCTTGTTTAGTTTAGCAATCCATATGTAGAACTGTAGTTGTGGCATATAGTACTCAAGCATTTTATCCATAGTATTATAGGAGTATGTATGCTTGCACTCGATACCAATGTATTCAATTTCATCATCAGCATTAGTGCCTGAGAAACCATCAAGTGTACCTGTTAATTTAATTAAACCATACTGCATTTGACGAGCAGCTTGTTTGTTAAACTTTAGCATATAATTATCTTCAGCCCATTTGATATTGAAATCTTCTGTGGCTAATCCAAGAATGATAAGTCAGGTCTGCCTTGCAAACCTTTCTTGATTCTCCATAATTCATTCCATTGGCCAGTCATAATTTTTATCATGTCTGAGCCACGGATATAGTCTTCAATATATGGTGACTGAGTAGGATTGATTGTGCTAACTGTCATTAAAACCTCCACGTTCTTAAGTTAGTTGCTATCAGCCTAATCTATTTATATAAATAAATCAAGCACTTAAATATTTATTATGATCATTTTTATCTGAGTAAGTTGCTACTTTACTAAGTATGTTATCTACTAATTGAACACGTCTATTGTAAGATGTGTCAGTGTATTTAATAAACTCAGCTAGTGATGGAAAGAATGTACTGGTTCTACATATCTCGTCACACGCAGCCTTAAGTATATCAGCAGGTATATGAGACATTTTACTAGCATACACTCTGCACTTCAAAGCTAAGTCTGCTTCAGTAAGTCTTGCTTGTGCAGTAGTACATACCAAGACTTCCATGATCCAGTTCTCAATGGTTGTTTGGTCAGCACAAACCATTAGCTTCTTCATCAAGCCAATAGTTTTTTTGTGTTGTTCTTTTTGTTCTTCGATAGTGCCACTGAATATGTTTCCTCGTGGTAGCATCCATCTTTTGAAATCATATTCTGCTGTTACAGATTCACTTATTACGCAGTTCAGCATGGACTCTAGCAAAGAAACTGTTAGTGTTGTTGCTTTGCTTGGTGTTATTTCTTTTTGCTGCGTTAGTACTAAGTCTGCGAGTCTTTGATCTTGCACACCATTTTTTATATTCATTATCCCAGTCATCTCTTCTGACTTGGTTACGGATATTGAAGTATTTAAAGTACTTAGTTTCTTCATTGTGGTCTACCTCCTTCAGTTCTTCTAATAGTTTGTGGCTTGGCTGCCATTCTTTAGTTAAGTAATTCATTTTAATAACTCTTTAAAAAGTTTATCAGGAATTATAGCAACCCATTTAGGATCACCATTCTTGCGTTTATATATAGCAAGATCTCTATTCTCTAACACCTTGAAAACATTAGGGAATCCATCAACAGATCTATACTTAATCTCAACAACATATTCTTTGTCATTGATTACTAGCTTGATGTCACCAGTATGCTCACCACCAAGACTACCTGATAGTGGTACTTTTTTTACAGGTAACTTCCATGATGTAAATAGTTTTACAAACCAATTCTCGTGGTAGTTACCCTTAATTTTACTTTTGCTAGGCATTAATTATCCTATCTCTAATATCTTTAAGTTCTTTAGCAGTTTCGCTATCAGGCTCAACTAATTTTAAAACATATTTTATAGTAGCTGATACGACTACCCATTCATGGTTTGTTAATTTAACATCTTTATTGTTCATCTGATACTCCATCATTATAGAAGACAACAATAGAATGTATCCTATCACTATTGGGATGATCGCCATTGCGTCTGCTCATTATCTTTTCATAGTCAGATTTATCTGCATATGCCCAGTTGTTATGACCTAGTATTTCTTCACAACATAGATCTATTGCATCTGAATTAAATTTCATTAGAACTCTCCATCATTAAGTGTTGCAGTTAAGTATACTTGCAATGCCTCGCACCAACACAGCAAGTTAAATAGTCTTGGCTCTTTATTTTTTCTTTCCCAATCACCAAGAGTTTTGGTATCAGTACCTATTTCCATAGCTAACTTTTCTATAGTAAGGCCTTGATTTTTTCTTTGTTTGATTAGTGTGTCTATTATTTTATTGTACTGATACCTTTGTTCAGGTGTCATCAGTACGTGTAATTTCTATTCGTAGCTGTCATACCTGCAGGTTGTAGCTTATCATTTCTTTCAGGATAGAATAACATTGCCTGATAAAAATCATGATAGCTTTCTATTCTTACATGACCTGCACGATCTAGTTCATCTAGCTCTGGTGCTACATCTTCAAATCTTTCTTCCATTTCCTCGCTCCCATGTTTCATAGATTACCTCGTTTGGTTGATTTTGTTGCTCTTCAAATAAAGTCAAACCATAATCATAACCTTGTTTATAGTAAGTTGAAAACTTTTTTGTTTCATCTATCTCTCCATAGATTAATCCATCAGCCACTCCATCTTTAAAGAATGTAAGATAGCTTTGTCTTCTTTTTTCTAAAGGTGTTTGCATATTAATTCTCCTTAACAAAAATAAATTCATATTTTAATTTCCAATATATATCGTCAAGTTTTTTAATGTGCGATAAACATATGTCTTGCGTATCATAAATATTATCTAATACATCATTCAATATATCATAAGTATTTTGTATTACTTCCATTTGTTCTTCAGTTAAATTTTTAGTTTTATTATTTTGTTTAGTCACAATGACCTCCATAAAAAGGGGGATAACCCTCCCTATTATCCCCCATTAATTTATGCTACTTACTAGTGGGCAACCAATCATTAGGCATAGGAGGACATAATGATTGCACTAGCAAGCAGCTTCTCTCTAACAATATCTACCTATCTGTCATCACAAGTGAACTAAATGTCAGCTTACAGGATAGACTATAGGCCGTTTAAAGACTGTAACCTTTCGGCTTGTTAGATTGAATACTTATACAGCTTGATACTGTTTACGTAATTGTTCATCAAGCCACAACTCATGTGAATCATCAAGCTGATCTGCATACATTGTTTCCCACATTTTTGTGGTTTTGACAGTCATCTTGTTGACCCACACCTCTGAGTTATCATTGCCATATGGCTGTGCTACATCAATCATATGTTGGAACATTGATCGATAGTTTTCTGGTGATGCAATGCGTGATATCTCAGTGCATAGCTTGAGTTCTTTTGTTGTGTATGTAATCATTCGCTTCTAGCCTCCACTAGTTTGTATGTTAGTTCTTGTGCAAAACTATCTATTACTGATACTTCCATGTTATATTCTTCACACATAGACATGAATTTATCTACAGACATATCAGCTATCTTCTCATATGTTTGTTCTAATAGTTGTTCGTAATATTGATTAGACATTTGCTACCTCCTTTATGTCAAGAAATATATTGTTGTTGTGTTGTAAGTATTTAGTAAACGCATTGTTACGTTCAACCTTAGTCTTCTCTGGTCTTGATACCTCTGTTGGGTGTGATGCCCAATGTGTGACTGTATTGTACAGACTCCATACTGTGCTTCCCATTTCGCTTTTGTATTGTGACCATAGTCTTTGAAGGTTGTATACCTGCGTTGCGTTGTAGTGTTTGCCATCTATTGTTGGTCGTGCTGAGTAGCATACCTTTTGAAACAATCGATCAGCATCATCTTCATCAACACGCATACCATGCCATGCTTTGTACTTCTCTTCACTATTACGAAAGACATCAAGTGAATGTTCAAG